CATTCTATGCGCTTGAGGTTAGCGTGGTCACTCCTTGCATTGGTTGACCATGCGCTCCATTTACCGGCAAGTAGGACACGCTTAGCAGGCTCTGCTGTTGATATGGACGGAAAGAACATCTGGAAGCACTCGTTATTACTGTTAAGCACCAATAGCCAGCCATATTGACGAGCCGGATTGTTGTTTTCCGTTCCGTTCTTAAAATAGACACCAGTCGTCCGTTCTTGGTCGAAGTCTTTACCATAGGCATAGATGGCAGTACCGTTCTTCTGCGTCAACTGGTGCATCTGGATAAGTTTATCATTTGCATAGATGTCGCCTTTGACATCAAGTGCCCCACGCTCCCAGATTTTATTAATACCGGCGCCGAATTGGCTGTAAGATATCACTACACCCTCGGTCGTGACAATGGCTGCAAATTCAGTGCTTGTGTAACGGTCTTCCAGCTTTCCTACGACTTCCCAAGTCTTATTAGCCGGATACTGACCAGATAGGTTTGCTGGGCTGTTGATAAGCTCTGATATGCTTGTCCAAGAGCCAGCAGCAGGGCCAGTGTCCGATGTGTAGCTTGTATCGGCAAGAGGCTTTACCTTGAACGTCAACGTCATCTTGTTCTTTTGTGAGCCATTGACTGTTAGCGGAGCGACTTTGGCTGTCCGTGTAATCGTCAATGTTCCGCCGTTAAGGCCAGTTCTTGCAACATCAAATTTCAAGATGGGTGGGAAGTAGTCGAGGATAGTCACTGTACGCTCTATGGCGTTGCTCGTCCGTCCTCGACTGTCTGTAACTCTTGCTCTGACGATAACTTGGCCATCATAGTTCATTAAGCCAAGACCGCCGCCGTTCGTTGTCGTGGATTGGTTCTTGCCGACAATCTCCGCATAATAGCCTGTAATCGTTGAGCCATAAACTCCAGAAGCTGCACCAAAATTAACTCTGATGTCAGATAAAATCTTGATAAAGTGTTCACCGCCAGAAATGATATTTGCCGCTATGGCATTGCCGTCTGTAAGAGTAAAGCCTGTCAAAGTCGGCTTGGCGCTATCTGGAATAGAGAGATTAAGCCTTTTAACATCACGGCCAATCTCTCTGCTCCCGTCATAAGTGATAATGGTTATATTCCCAAAACCGCTAGAGCTATTTGGCGTCTGTTCGCATAGTTCTAGGGGCGGTGTCCAAGAAAAGCTGGTATCGACATTAGCAGTCGTTATCTGCTTATTAAAACTGCCGTAGGTCGCCCATATAGCGTGTTTAAAAGCGTCATTCTTGCGATTGATGTTAATCGTCACTGGTTGACCGATAACGGCTGTCACATCATTCCCAGAGCTTGCTCTTGGTATGTCTGGTAATCGTCTATTAAACCCGACAGAGGCGCTTCCATATCCGCTGACATTAATATCTAGTCTTGCATTGATATTGACGGTCTTTGTTCCGTTCTGGTCGTGTGGGACTCTAAATTCGTTGTCGAAAATCAGCTTGTTTTGATTTTGACCGATAGTTGCGTCCGCTGTTATGTTCCGGGTCTCTCCTCCGACAGTGATAGCCAGTGACTTGTTTGCTCCGTCATAAATGGCCGCATAACCGTTTGATACGAGCCTTACTTGCACATTGATGACCGAAAAATTA